ATTTTTCATATACTATTTCGACATATGAGAGCTTGGACTCAACGTCGTGGACGGCCTTGGCCGACTTTATGAAAGAAGTCATTTGTAATAAATTGGTTTCATTTCTCTAAGTGAAAAATAATGTCAGCATAATTTAAGCTATGGAACGAAAAAAGTTGATAATTTTATTGGTGTCATTTTTTTGTTGTTTTTGGAGTGTAATCTCGGGTGTGTTTGCGGCGATGAGATCCAGATCTAATGCCAGCGCCAAAGCCAAGGCCGATGCTAAAGCCAAGGCCGATGCCAAAGCCAAGGCCGATGCCAAAGCCAAGGTCGATGCCAAAGCCAAGGTCGATGCCAAAGCCAAAGCCAAAGCCAAGGCCAAAGCCAAGGCCGATGCCAAAGCCAAGGCCGATGCCAAAGCCAAGGTAAAACGGGGGCCTATCGAAGATGGTAGTTATAAATTGCGCCAAAGTGTTGGTAACGTACAGTGGTGTCGGGATGCGAATATTCGCACTCGATATAGAAGAAGTGGCCGTTGGAGATATAGAAATGTTCAAAAATTTATTTGTGATCAAAACAAGAAATCTGGAGCCAGTGATTTTAAATTTACTAAAATAGGGGATAACCTTTATTCAATGTTAAACTCTAAAACTAAAAAATACTGTAACTGGTATGGTGCAGAATTAAGATGTGACAGAAACGATTTTAAGAATAAATATTCAAAACATGAGATAGAAAATATAGAGGGTAAAAAATACCTAATTTCGTCGGGGTCGGGAAGAAGTGTATATTTTTTTTATAAACGATAACCCAAGGATCTTCGAATGCACCCGAAAATAGAAATGGTGCAATTTGGACTTGGAAATTACCTAAGTGAACACTCTTTCTTTAAATTTTAGAACAAAAAAACGAACCAGTGACGTACATGTATTCGACGATAGCTAATAATAGCTTTTCTTATATCCTTACAGTTGACGAGTTCAGAAATGAACTCCCAGAAGAAATCAGACCTTCTTGGATCAAGATTACAACAATAACTATGGTCTCAAGCTTTATCCAAGAAATTGATATTAAAAGACTTCGAAGAATTTTCGAAGATATTGGTTCATTTAAATTGAGAAGATGCGGAACCAAGAATGATGGAGGTTTTGAATGGAAATTGAAACCCACAACTTTTTATAACCAAGTGACACTGACATACAATGACACGTACAGCACCAAGTCTGTCAAGGTCTTCCCCAACGGTTCCATTCAGGTGGCTGGTTGCTGTGATCTCTTTGATTGCAAGAGAATTATCACACAACTTACATACATTTTCAAAACTTTCCTTGGCATGGAAACTCAAATGCCGGTGGATTCTTTTCGAGTTGTCATGATTAATTCGAATTTCAGTTTGAATTACAACATCAATCTTATGAAAGTTGCAAATTGGTTTGAACAATACGATGATATTTTCAAAGTTTCTTTTGAACCAGACAGATACAGTGCTGTGAAGATTAAGTTCAAGCCAAGTCAGGACATGAAGGAAATTACAACGAGTATTTTTTCAACTGGGAAGATTATCATCACGGGTGCAGAAACCTTGAAAGAAATTGCTTTTGCTTACAACATCATCAATCAACATATCAACGAATGCCCCGACATTCGAGTTTCCCCAACGGAAGAAAAGGACATTTTCAATGTGTTTTTGGGACACAAGTGCGAACCAATGGTTGAACACCTCAGACAAAAGGGATTCAACTCTTGGATAAGTACGATTACCAACAGGCAAATTAATTTCTAATTTAATAGTAACAAAATGTCTCAACGACTTGGAATGGCCGATGGTCGGTGCTTCACCATTAACTCTTCAGCCCAACTTACCAACAATTACATTATGAAGCAAAACGGTATTTCTTTTGAAGACAACTACTCTTACCGTCAACTTCTCCAAAAGTCTGGCCCAGAACTGCTTACCAAGCTCTCTGAACAAGGTCGAGGAAAGTGCGATCCATGTGACAAAGTCACTGATATGTCTAACATTTACTGAGCTAAATCTCGAAAAAAACTTTAAAACCATATTCTAGAATGTCGCCATGTGCAATATGTCTCAATGATGTGAGATCGACGAGGACCAATCCTCCGATCCGTTGTGGACATATGTTCCATTCGCACTGTCTAGAAGAATGGAAGAGCAAAGGTAAGAACACATGCCCACTATGTAGAAAGGTATTTGATGTTTCACAATTTAATGTAATAGTCACAGTACAGAACAACTATACCGCAGCATCTAATAGTGTAACATTGGGCAGTGATGCTGTTTTCAATATAATGGACATTTTTGACATGTCTTTTGATGTTGAAAATACCGTAGATTTAGACAGTCTTTTGGCGGACCTTGGGGTGAGTCTTACCGACTTTGATTCCCTTGTCCTTGACGCAGAATGAACTACAGTAACGTTCATAGTTTAGACCTGGATAGTTCCTAGAAGCCTTGCGGGGATCAGTAATAGCCTTTCCCTTTGCATCAGTGAGAAGTGGACCGGTAGCCCAACCACGCTTGTGACTGAATACATTGGCTCTAAAAACGATTCGCTTATTTACTTGAAATTTACCAGCCCGCTTCACCCTGGATTCTGGAACTTTGAAAAACTTTGCAACAGACTTTTGTGTGTCGCCCGGTTTTATACGATATTCCACAACGCCGTGTTGAACATAAAAGTGAAAGTCTCCCTGTCGAATATAGTTTGTGGGTCTTCCAGGACAAACAAACATCATAACTTTGTAGTATCCTTTCTTGCACTTTTCATTTGGTTTAGCTCTGTAAATCTTTGTTGGATTGTCCGAAATGACGCGCTTGGGAAGACCACGACAGTGGGTGTAATTATGGTTTCTATTTGAAAGACCGGATCTGTCACCTGGAATAGACTTTTGCCATCTGTACGCTTCATAGTCCCCTACCGCATACGCATAGCAGTTATTGTTACCAATACCAGTCGAAGTACCCCAACGTTTATTGGTAAACTTTCTTTCCGAGCCACTCAGAGGCAACTCTTTCATTTGTAATTCAAACAGAAAAAAATATTGTCATCTAGTAAAATGCTTAAGGAAGCCGTCAAGTCTCAAAACAAGTCTGATCTTCTCGTGGAGTTCCTCATCTTTGTGTTGAACATCCTCATCGCCACATTTGTGCTTCGATTCGCGTGGAACCGCTCCCTCGTCAAGCACATTACCGTACTCAAGCCACTCGCCTCAATGCTTGATGCGTTCATCCTCGCTCTCTCTTTGAATGTCCTTCGTGGTGTTTAAACTTCATTATAACCAATGTGGTGTTTGCCATCTGGACTAACAAGAGTTGGGAAGGCTTCCAAGTCTGAACAACCTCCCTTATCACAATCTACAAACTTGAAGGGCTTACCAGCCTCTTTCATGTAGTCTAACTGTTTACGAGTCCATCCACAACCCATGGTCCCGTAAATAGTCCAAGTTTTACCATCAGACACAGCGGCTGGCGCCCCACCCTTCTTTGTCTGAGACAAAATGTAAATATCGATAATCGCGAGTAGGATGAGAAGCCACATTGTTTTATACTTTTATTACATATTTTTTATAAACTTACACATTTGTTCCTTTGTCAAGTTTGGATCCAAACCAAACATCTTGACCAATTCACTCTTCTTGTAGAGGCGACACTTTCTCTTTTCAATCTTGAGGTCACCATTTTTGTTAATGAAAACCTTTGTTTTTGTCTTAGGTTTGGGTGTCAGTGACTTCTTTTGAGCTGCAATCTTCTTTTCTATGCTACGAACTTGGTTCATAACAGATGGATCTCTTCCGCGAATATGTGGTCTCTTTGGTGGAACCTTCTTTTTAGCAGCCTCCTTTTCAAGGACAGCCTTTGCACGACGAATGGCACTCGCGGTGGCGGGTTTGACCTTTTGTGGCACGGGTTCTGGTTTGGGTGTCGCAGCAACAGTCTTTTTAGGCAAAACTCTTCTAAGAATGCTACCCCTCTTCTTTGGTTGAAGGAATGGGTGATTCAAGATTTGTTCATAGGTTGGAAGGCCGTGTCTAAAACCAGGTCTCAGACGCCCAGACTTAATATATGGATTGGTTGAACCAAGATATTTGTCTGGAAACAAATCTTTTATGAATTGCTTAACTTTTGTCAATTTTGTATAATTATAAATGATGTTGAAAATGTATTGAACATCATACATGTGGTGTGACCCCACATAAATACCATCATTTTTGTATTCTCCACTTGCGACATCTGGGTTTCTAATACCCTCAATTGTCGAAAGACCAAAATCAATTATGATTGGTTTGTTGCCTTCCAATACAAGAATATTGTTCCAATGAAGATCGTGGTGTCTAAACTTTGGGTACTTTTCATGGATTCTCTTCAAGTTCCTAATAAGTTGTGAAATTAGGGAGCGGTAAGATCCGGGTGACTGTGGTTTTTTCATCCATTGTTGGAGAGTTTCACCTTTCACGTATTCGAAATAAAGAACATCAAGACGACCACAATCCTTAAAATGATACATACGAGGAACGCCCATACCCTTCAACTTTTCCGCGATACGAAATTCCATCTTAGCAGTGGGTTCATCGGTAACTTTCATAGCAATTTTCGTGTTACATTTATCTTCGAGGCAACCATAAAATACAGCACCGTGAGCCCCCTCACCAAGTTTTCGGAGGTTCTTACCCTTTTCTATACGAAGACCCACATTTGAGAAAAGTTGACCCGAATTACAGGCCTTCTTTCCTCGCAAAAATTTCTTAACTTCTTCGCCGACCGCGTTCTTCTGAGCGTTGGTCTTGGCATTATTGGCAATATGGACAAGGTCCGAAAGCTTCACCATACTTATTACAAACTAAGAAAAAGTTTCTCCATGTTGTGCCATCATCTCTTCTTCTATATCATCTTCTTTGATGTAACCTTTGAGCAGGTCTAAAATTTCTAAGTTTTTCGTGGCGACAGCACCAACCATGGTTGGATGTGCGTAAAGACCAACTACTTCTTCATACATCTCTGGTTTGAAAGCAGTTTTGCAAGTGTTCAAAAATACCTTGAACATATCAACAGCAACCTTATGATCGTGATACATAGCCATCCAGTAAGTAATGTAGTTTTCCCATACAATACTAGAGTCTTTTAAAGTGTCATTTACATCTTGTACAATTTCATGCTCATTCGCCTTAAGAGCTTCGAGGTCACCGCGTTGAATAGCTTTGGAAATGTTCATTTTGTTTTGAGATGATTTTATCAGGTTTCATATGTAACTTAGGTTAAGTAAATTACATATCAAACTTGTTGATTGATAATTTTTGTTATGATTATTTAGTCTTCGTCAACTTCGATGTCTTCGTCAATTTCGATGTCTTCGTCAACTTCACCAGCTTCTGGGAGGTCAAGACCTTGGAACGCGAAAGAAGGAAGCTTGGCAGACTGTTCAAGCAAGGTTTGTTGCAAACGAACGGTGACACCAAACTTATTGTCAATGAACCAAATGGAGCTCACATCAACAATGGCCATAACCTTTTGACCCTTTTCGATGGTATCAAGGGTAACTTGTTCCTTTTGCATATTGTATGCTTCTGGAACAAATGAACCATCTGGCTTGGTAGCAATCTTGAGCTTAATGGTAGATGGGTATGGCTCCTTTCCTGGACGAACAAGAGGCTTGTAGAGAGCTTCTCGGAGAACCGCGACATTGAATTCCTTACCGAGCCACTCCTTGGAGTTCTTGGCGACAGTCTCAACAATAAGGCTGTCAAGTTCCTTCAATTTATCGTGGAGTTCCATAGCTTCAGCGTTGTCGCTATCAAAAGAAAGGTCAAGAGAATAACTAGTACGCCCAGTACCCTCGTCGGTGAACGCGCTAAGACCATACGGCGAACGCATGAAAGGAAGTTGAAGGTAAAGTTTCTTGTTGTCGCCACCATTGAGGTAGACGGTCTTGCCGCCATTCTTATTCTTACGGAGTTTCGAGAAGACCACGGAGGATGCATTGAATTCAGAGGATCGTTGAATAGCAAGTGACATTGTGTAGAGGGTATTATATATCTACTAGGAGGCTAGACTTTAAGTCAATTTTAACAATTTGGGAGTCTTTTAGTTGGGTCAGTACACCCAATCGTGTGATTAGCCAGAAATTCGATTCTTGTACTGCTTATATCTGGATTTGTCACAACCCAACCATTACCACTGGCTTCTCTCCATCCAAAGTGGTTTGCACCTTCAGCTTTAGCAGCGGTACGACACGAATCTATGCTATTGCATTGAATATTTTTGTATCCTGTAATACCACCGTAGTGTCTCCCACGAAGTACGTTAGTCTTTGTGGTCTTACACCCCGTGTTGATATCTTCACCTTTAGCCACACAACCGACGGCGTGATCAGCCAATGGTACAACCTTACCACTTGTTGCTTCTCCATCAACTATTGCCCAACAGGTGTTAGGGACCTTTCTCCAACCAAAGGCTGCATAATCCCTATCGTAAGCTAATTCACGACAGGCTTCTACAGAGCTCCCCCAACCCAGGTTAACGTAACCAGCCTTTAGCGGACTAACATGACTTTCATCGGCGACGATATATTGTAACGTTGATTGTGAAGGTGCCGGATACGTCGAAGATGTTGGAGACGTAGAAGGTGTTGGAGACGTCGAAGATGTTGGAGACGTAGAAGGTGTTGGAGACGTAGAAGGTGTTGGAGACGTCGAAGGTGCTGGAGACGTCGAAGGTGCTGGAGACGTCGAAGGTGTTGGAGTGGGTTGTTCATCCCCACCTATCATGAGCATAGCGGCACTCGCAGATGATGAACATACACATAAAAGTACCACACCAATAATGGCAACTTGTGACATTTACGGTAACCTGACATTTTTTTGTATGACTAAAGTAAAAGATAATCATGGGACTTTTTAAAGATTGTGGATGTGGGTGCAATGGTCGAAAGCAACAGGAGAAGTTCATCACTTCGTTGATTTCGGGCCTCACCTTCTTCATCATTGCTAACCCAGAAACCTTCCGTCTCGTCAGACGCGTTCTCGGTCCACGCATCGCTACACCAACCGGTTGCCCATCAACCGTTGGCCTCCTTGTGCACTCCGTTGTATTCTTGCTTGTTGTGTGGGGCATGATGA